TCGGCGAATACAACGGCGTGGTGCTGCACGAGTGGACGCGCCTGCCCAAGGGCGTGCATTCGGCCACCAATGCGGCCTTCGACAACACGCGGCGCGCCGTCTTCGCCGGCGCCCAGGCGGCCTGCGTCGCCTTCGGCTCGGAGAACGGCGTCGACAAGATGACGTGGTTCGAGGAGCTGTTCGACTACGGCAACCAGCTGGGCGTTTCCGCCGGCGCGGTCTTCGGCCTGAAGAAGACGCGGTTCAACGGCAAGGATTTCGGCACCATCGTAGTGCCGACCTACGCCGCGGCCAGCTGACGGACCGGTTGGCCGGCGGGCTTTTCCGAGCACATCGACAGCGCGACGGCGGGACGGCGGCCTGACCCCACGGGCCGCCGCGCCGTTGCGCCGGCGGCCCTTGCGCGACCTCCCCGGCGCGAGGGCCGCCGATCATTCTCGAAAGGAATCGAACATGGCTGTTGCACAGCAATATCATCAGAATCTGGTGCACTTCCTGCGCAAGGAGGTGAACTACAACGATCCCGGCATCGCCAGCGGCGTGGTGATCGGGCGGCTGCCGGCCGGCGCCCAGGTGACCCAGGCCCTGGCTCGGGTCAAGACCGCGTTCAACGCGGGGACGACCAACGTGCTGACCGTCGGCACCAATGCCGCCAGCTACGACAACATCCTCGGCGCCTCGGACATCGCCGAAGGATCGGTGGGCAACAGCGTTGCGCCGACGGCGAACCTGCAGGAAGCGGCGGCCGAGATCGACGTCGTCGCGAAGTACACGCAGACCGGCACGGCGGCCAGCCAGGGCAAGGCGGTCATCCATCTCGCCTACACGGTCAATAACGGCTGACGGAAAGGTTGTTGACCGCGCGATCACAGCGAGGCAAAATACAACCATAGAAGGTATTGCGACGGAGCCTTGGGATGCGCGGGATTCCGGCCCTTGTGATTGCCGCCAGCTGCTGGGCGATGCCGGCATTGGCGGAACTGTCGCCGGCGCAGGCAGAGCAGGCAGCCGCCTTCATGGCGGGTGTTCGCGGGCTCGACCCGCACACGACGGCGAGCGAGCCAGAATTCCAGGAGTTGGTCGCGACCTACGTCCCGGCATCGGGAGAGATCCAGCATTATCTGGATTTTCTGAAAGTCAGCGGGTTTACCTGCGCACCGGCAACAAGTTTGGCCTATGAGGGCAATCCGGCAGAACTGGTTTTCCGTTGTACGTTCGAACCGGCCCTTGGTCCCACGGCCGAGCCGAACCTCTCCAGCGTGACGGAGATATCCCTGTTCGGCGTGGTCGCCTATTGCGACGAACAGCGGAACGTCGCACGTGTGAGCGGATACATGACTCACGGATTCCTCGGGCCATGAGGCTCATGAATGACGGATGGCAGAGTGCCTAGCCGTCCAGCTCGGCCACCTAGAGCTGCAAGCCGCCTGGAATCGTCGATGGACGATGCTCTGCGCGAGTTCCTGATCTTTATGACTGCAAGAGCGACGCAAGGCCGGCGCTGGTAGCGCGTCTGGCTGCGATAGAGTCCGCAGCAACGCGCACAGGCCTCGCCGCTGAATGCTCTGCTGGCACGGTCTATCGAACTTCTTCCGCCTATCCGAGATAAGCCGATGTCGCGCAGCGCGTGGCCCCGGCCGCTCGGCTGCGGTCGCTTATGTGCTTCCTTTTTTTTGTCATAGGAATCGAACATGGCTGTAGCACAGCAGTATCATCAGAATCTGGTGCACTTCCTGCGCAAGGAGGTGAACTACAACGATCCAGGCATCGCCAGCGGCGTGGCGATCGGGCGGCTGCCGGCCGGCGCCCAGGTGACCCAGGCCCTGGCGCGGGTCAAGACCGCGTTCAACGCGGGCACGACCAACGTGCTCACCGTCGGCACCAATGCCGCCAGCTACGACAACATCCTCGGCGCCGCGGACATCGCCGAAGGGGCCGCAGGCAACAGCGTTGCACCGACGGCGAACCTGCAGGAGGCGGCGGCCGAGATCGACGTGGTGGCGAAATACACGCAGACCGGCACGGCGGCCAGCCAGGGCAAGGCGGTCATCCACATCGCCTATACGGTCAACAATGGCTGATGCACGTGGGACGGGGCCGGTTGCGCCGGTCCCGCCCTGCCGCCGGCGCGCCTTGCGGCGACAGGCCATCGCCGTGACCTGCCAGGCCGCAGCGCACGCCACGCCAGGGCCGGATTGCCCACCATCCGCCGCCGCACAGGCCGCCAAGCGCAAGCGTCGCAAGCGGGAGACCAGCGATGGGTAGCTACCTCGACATGATCAACCGGATCGCCGACGAAAGTCTGCGGCCGGACATGACCAGCCAGATCAGGCTCTGCATCCAGGAGGCGATCGCGCATCACGAGATCGAGCGCTACTGGTTCAACGCCTTTCGCGACCGGACATTCGACACGGTCGCGGGGCGCGAGTTCTACGACGCAGCCGACCTCGCCGACATTCCGCAGATCCTGGAACTCGACACCGTCACGGTGACGATCGGCGACAGCCGGCGCACACTGGCGCGCGCCGCCTATGCGGAGCTGGAGGAGATCAGTGCCGATGCCGCCATCCACGGCCAGCCGGCGCGTTACGCCTATTGGGGCCAGGCGCTCCGGCTCTATCCGGTGCCGGACGGCGTCTACGGCATTCGCCTGTCCGGCCTGTTCAAGCTGCCGGTCTTGACCGCGGACGGCGACCAGAACGCCTGGACCAACGAGGCGGAGGATGTGATCCGCCATCGCGCCAAGTCCATCTTCTACAGCCAGTATCTGCGCGACGACGCCAATGCGGCGCGCGCCGCGGCGCTGGAAGGTGCGGCCAGGGAGCGTTTGATCCTGACCACTGCCAGGCGCCTCGCCGGCGGCGACATCAGGCCGTCGCTATGATCCCGTTCGCCGAATTCGCGCCGGACCAGCCGCGCCTGGACAGCGGCGCATCCGGGCATGTCCTCAACGTCGTGCCGGCAACGCCGCAGAGCTACGGGCCGCTGCCGGCGCTGGCGCCGATCGGCAACGCGCTGGATCTGCGCTGCCAGGGGGCAGCGTCGTTCCGCGGTCCGGACGGCACGATCCTGAACGTCGCCGGCGATGCGGCAAAGCTCTATCGCTGGGACGGCGCGGCGTGGAACGACATCTCGCGCGCCGGAGACCCATATGGAACCGCCGCGGACCAGGGCTGGTCGTTCACCCAGTTCGGCAAGTTCGTCGTAGCCGCGAACGGCGTGGATCGCCCGCAGGTATTCGACATCACGCTGGGCGGGCAGTTCGCCGACCTGACGGCCGCCCCGCTCGGCGCGCGCTTCGTCACCACGGTGCGCGACTTCGTGCTGGTCGGACAGAAATCCGACGACCAGAGCGCGATCCAGTGGTCTGCGCTCAACGACCTCAACAGCTGGACGATCGGCGTCGACCAGGCCGACGAGCAGCACTTCCCCGACGGCGGCTCGGTCACCGGCGTGGTCGGCGGGCAGTATGCGATCGTGTTCCAGGAAACCGCGATCCGGCGCGGCACCTATGTCGGTCCGGACCTGATCTTCCAGTTCGACCCGATCTCGACCGAACGGGGCTGCGCCGCGCCGGGATCGATCGCCAGCTATCAGCAGCTGGTGTTCTTCCTGGCCGCGGACGGATTTTTCCTGCTGGCGGGCGGCGAGGCGGAGCGGCCGATCGGCAACCAGAAGGTCGACGCATGGTTCTGGAACACGGTGAACCAGGACTACCTGCACCGCATCAGCGCCACGATCGATCCGTCGCGCAAAATCTACATGGTGGCATTCCCGTCGGCCGAGAGCGGCGACGGAACGCCGGACACCGCGCTGCTCTACAACTGGACGATCGACCGCTGGTCGCGGGCCGCGATCGATGTCGACGTGCTGTGCCGGATGATGAGCAAGCTCGGCTACACCATGGACAGCCTCGATGCCGACTACCCGAGCCTCGACGCCATGCCGTTGTCGCTCGACAGCGCGTTGCTGACCGGTTCGCCGCTGGCGCGGCTCGCCGCCTTCGGGCCGGACCGGAGGATGGCGTTCTTCGAAGGCGCCAACCTGGCGGCGGAGATCGACACGGTGGAGGCGGAGATCACGCCCGGGCGGCGCAGCTTCCTGCGATCGGTCCGGCCGGCGGTGGATGGCGGCGCGCCGTCGGTGCAACTCGGCACGCGCGACCGAGCCAATGACCCCGTGGTCTGGCATGGACAGGTCGCGCAGAACGAGGTGGGGGCATGCCCTCAGCGATCGAGCGCACGCTATCACCGGGCGCGGGTCGCGATCGCCGCGGCCGGCGCGTGGACCCATGCGCAGGGGATCGACGTCGAGGCGAGCCCGGAGGGCGAGCGATGAGCGCGACGCGGCTGTTTCCGAAACTGCGCCTGAACCAGGCCTGGGACCTCCAGGCGCGCTCCGTCGTCAACAATGCGGTGGCGGGAAAGCTGAACGTGGTGGGCGAGATCACGCTCGCCGCCAACGCAGTCTCGACGACGCTTGCTGATCCGTTGATCACACAGGGAAGCCATATCGGGCTGATGCCGATGACGGCGAACGCGGCAGCGGCGATGGCCGGCCTGCACTTCGCGCCGAGCGCGACCGGCAGCGTCACGATTTTCCATGCCAACAACGGCCAGAGCGACCGGACATTCCGCTACGCAATCCTCGGATAGGGAGAAGGACGATGGCGAGTAACAACATCGGGGCGCACAACAACATGGGCGCCCCCGGATTCGGCGGCGGGAGCATCGGCGCACGCGCCGAGCATCCCGGCACGCGCGGAGAACTGGGCAGGCTCGGCGGCGGGCAAGGGATTGGGGGGCAGGGAAATGGCGGGCAGGGGGCGAATCCCCAAGGCACGTGGCTGACCCGCCAGCAATTCCAGGAATACCAGCATTTGCTGAAAGAGCGGGCGCAGGCACAGCAGGTCGTCTCGGTGCCGCTTGGCACCGCGAGCTATCCAACGCGGTCGCTGGGCGTCGGCGGCAGCGGCCTGGCGCCCTATTCCGTCAGCCAGCCTGGCTATGGATACCTGGCGCCCACTTCCGCCGGCGGGAAGGCGGCCGGCTATGGCGGACTGCCGGTGCCGCGGCCGACGGAACTGAACAAGCCGTTTCGCGGAGGTGGGGCATGAGTGGCATGAGCGCCGCAGCAAGACCGGCCGCGCGAACCGAGATCGGGCGCGCACCCGTCGTCGCCGACACTGCGGGCAAGGGGCGGACCACGATCTGGCTGGTGCCGACGCGCCTGATGCCGGCAGTGTGGGATGACGTGTCGCCGATCCTGAAGCCGGCGGTGGAGCTAGCCGCGGGACGGCACACGCTTGCCTCGACCTTCGACCAGTTGAAGAGCGGCCACATGCAGCTGTTCGTCGCGGTGCAGGACGACGCGCCGAAGGCCGCGGCGGTCACACAGGTGCTCGAGTATCCCGCGGCGAACTGGCTGGTCGTGCTGTTCTGCGCCGGCAAGGGCTTGCCGGATTGGGGCAAGGACGGCATTGAGGCGATCGAGGACTGGGCGCGCCGCTGCGGTTGCAGCGGCGTGGAGATCGTCGGCCGGGCCGGTTGGGCGATGGCGCTCGGCTACGAGAAGTCCGCATCGATCATCCAGAAGGTGTTGAAATGAGCGGCGGCGGCGGCGGTTCGAAGAACCAGACGACCACGGTGAACAACGCGCCGTGGTCCGAGCAGATCCCACTGTGGCGGACGAGCTACCAGCGCCTGAACGACCTCTATCGGCAGGGCGGCTTGCGCATCAACCCCTATCCGGGAGAGACCGTGGCGCCGATCGCGCCGGAGACCGGCCAGGCCTGGGGCGCAATCGCCGAACGGGCGCAGATGGGGTCGCCATTGAATGCGATGGCCAAGGGCTATGTCGGCGACGTGCTGGGCGGCAGGTATCTCGGCCAGGACGCGCCGGGACTTTCGAGCGTGCTCGACCGGACGCGCAACGCGGTCAACGCCACCTATGCTCTCGGCGGCCGCTACGGCAGCGGTGCACATGACAGCGCCGTGGCGCAGGGGTTCGGCGGAGTCCTGAACGACGCCTACCAGGCGGAGCGCAGCCGCATGGATGCGGCGGCCCAGTTTGCCCCGCAGCTGGCGCAACAGGACTATTTCGACGCGCAGCAGCTGGCGCAGGTCGGCGATCGCCGGGAGGCGCATCTCCAGGATATGATCAACGCGGAGATCCAGCGCTACAACGCGCTGCAGCAGGCGCCGA